AGTCTGTCCAGCAGCACCCGCGCCACCGCCACCCCCACCGGGGTAAGGGCTGCCAAAAACGCCGCCACCACCATCATTTCCTTGGCCCGGAGTTCCGGCTGCACCAACGCCACCAGAACCATATCCGCCGCCGCCGCCAGAGCCGCCAGTGTTACCAGTCCCGCCGCCGTTCGCTCCAGCGCCACCGCCAATAGACGTAATTGCTCCAAAAACAGAATTGCTTCCATTATTCCCCGGTGATGTGGTGGCCTGCGCGCCACCAGCGCCAACGGTGATTGTAATGGATGAGCCGGGGCTAACTGAGTAGCCTGTCGCTGTCCGATAACCGCCTGCGCCGCCGCCCCCGGCCCCAGCGCCACCACCGCCGCCGCCAGACCCTCCGCCAGCAACAACAAGATATTCAACGCTAGAAGGGGTTGGATAAAAAACAGGCCAACTTGAATTTATCTTGGCGGTTGATTGCTCAAACAATCCCCACGCGCCAGACGCCGAAGACGTGGTTGGCGCATTCTTAGGGCCAATGACGCCTCCGTTATTAATCATTAGTTGATTTCCTCGTAAGAGCAGACCGCCTCCAGATCAAGAGTCGCATTGGCGGTCAAACGGAGGCTGTCGCCTTCTTCAAGGTAGATGGACTTCGAGATCACATCGAGGGTGGCGTCGGCGGGAACCACGACGGTGTAGGCGATACGATAGGCAACGGACGAACGGAATAGATCGACGGTGATCTCGGCGTTGTTCGTGCCGTCCACATTGGAGATGTAAAGGGCATTCACCTTTAACACCTTTCCGCTTGCGGCGCTGTTAGTGACAATAGCCGTCGCGGATGTTCCGACAGCCTGAACCGCCGTCTTGCCGTAGATCGCGGTGACGTTAACGATATTGGGCGCAGCCATTGGATTAGCCTCCGAACACGATAGTCATTGCAATCGCCTTGCCGGTCGTTGCGTAGTTGGGGTTGGTCGATTGCCACGTCGTTCCATTTGAGACGAGCAAGTTACCATTTGCACCAGAAGAGGTCAGGCCCGTGCCACCTTTAGACGGCTGCAAAACACCCGACGTGTTAGCGCCCGGAGCAAGATTGGATAGGTCGCGGGGGATAGTCATTGGTCGCTCCTTAACGGATCAGTTATTAGCCTACCTGAGACTTAATAACGTCCAACATAATCTTTGCTTTCTTCTGCTCCAGCTTCTCAGAAGCCAGAAGCGTCTGCAACTGATCTTCAAAGCTGGCGAGTTCAGCCCTTTCATTCGCGGGCATCGCAGCAATCTGCTGCAAAGCAAGCGTGTAGTTATCAATGTTGATCTGATAGTGCATGACTTCCTGCTCTCGCGCCTCAAGCGCCGTAGCAAGAATGGTCCCCCGCATTACAACATTGTCCACCATGTTAACCTCCTGATTTTAGATCACGCTGTCCCAAAGGATACGCTAGTCCCCGTGCTTGGCGGCAAAGTGGACGGATTGGCGTACTTTGTGCCAAAACCCGTGGCATTTGACCAAGGATAAACGCTAACAAATGGCGTAGTACCGTGAGCAACTGCAACTGCCGTTCCGGCAGCGTTGAACGTCACGCCAAAACCCTCGCCCGTCGGTAGGGTGGCAGGATTGGAGTACTTTGTTCCAAAACCGCTGCCAGACCAAGCATAAGCTGCCACGAAAGTGTTTGTGCCATGTCCGACCACAATGGCAGTGCTGGTCGGGTTGAAGGCTACGCTGTCACCCGTTCCTGCGGGTAGGGTAGATGGATTTGCATATTTAGTTCCAAACCCACCACCAGACCACGGATATGCAGTGATAAATGGCGTCGTCGTATGAGCAACGGCAACATGCGAGCCGTTAGGCGCAAATGCAACGCCGTTTCCAGTGCCGGTTGGCTGAGTAGCTGGGTCAGCAAACTTGGACCCAAATCCGCCGGAAGACCAAGCATATATGGAAACAAAAGGCGGTGAGTTGTGAGCGACCGCAAGCGCGGAGTCGCTGGGGCTGAACGCAATTCCGTTTCCTGTGCCGGTAGGCAATGTCGCCGGGTTTGCATACTTGGTCCCAAAGCCGCCGGACGACCAAGGATAAGCAGTCACATACGGCGTTGCACCATGAGAAACAGCAATAGCAGTGCTATTAGAATTAAAATCCACGCCATTCCCAACGCCCGTTGGAAGTGTTGCGGGGTTGGCATATTTTGAACCAAAACCACCGACTGACCAAGGATATACGCTCAAGAACGGGCTGGTCGCGTGAGAAACGGCAAGAGCGGTGGAATTATGATTGAAGGCCACACCAACGCCCGTGCTGGCGGGGAGAGTGGCTGGATTTGCGTATTTTGAGCCAAACCCACCGCCAACAGAGAACGTGTACACGCTTACGAAAGGCGTAAGACCGTGCGAAAGAGCAAGGAAGCCGCTTATGGAAAGCGTGCAAAACCCGTACCCTCTAGCTGATCCTGCTGCAAAGCTGATTGCGGTTGGCATGTTTCAACCTCACGCAAATCTGGTCTGTGAAGCCAGAACGGTGAACGTCGCCGCGCCAGTCTTTATGATCGTATAAACATACGCATCAATGCTAGAAGCATTGCCAGACGTCCAAGCCGTGCCACCCTGATACTTTGGAGTCACGGATGAACCATCTATCTGAACAGCGCTATTGTAATACGCGGTTGGCCCATTGGTGGCGAGGAACACAACCGTAATAGTCTGACCCGTTGCCATAGCAGAATCCAAGCTTGTACCGCTGCTGGCACGAAAGTTCATGGTCCAGTTGGCTGTTGCATTGACTGTATAATAAAGAATGGACTGTGTGGTCACGTCGTAGTTTATTGTACCTATCGCCGCCGTAGCTGAAACCGTTGTGACTTCAGCCATGTTAGTAAGAACAAGCCCAAGAGACGACGTTGTTCCTGTTATAGTAACCTTACTGGCAAACGTCGCTGACTGGTCTGTTCCAAGCGTAAGAGCTGTGGTGCCGTTATTGGTCTGAAGCTGAAGCACGCCAGAGGCATCGCCCGTTGAAATCAGGCCGCTTGAAGCTCCATTAGAGGCGTTGATCGTTGAAGGCATCTCAGACCTCTTAGCTCACAGCCACCCAAGACTGGGTTGTTTCATTCCAATAATAACTGCCGCCATCAGTCGGATAAGGGACGGGAGCCTGCCATTGGCACGTAGCCTCATCCAAAACCCATGACGGATACGGCTGTGGGGGAATGAACGCATCCCTCACAGCATCATAAGTATAGCCAATTCCCGCATAGTTTTTGCGGAAATTTGCATTGTAGCTGGTCTGTTTCCAAAGGGTTTCCGCGCCAAAAAGCGATTGACAGAACGCAATCCCAATAGATTCCTGTTCCACGCCGTTGACATCAACAGTTTCACTGTTGTTGACCACGATGACCTGTTGAACAATCCCCGCGCTATCAAGCTGTGCAAAGTGTGCCATGATGTCCCTCAGAAAGTTATGGTGCCAGAACCGGTAAATTTATAATACCGGTAGCCGCCAGACGTTGTTACAGTTGGGGAGCCTGTCGTAGATGATGCTGCTGAATTAGCTTGAGGGTATCTAATAATTACAACCCCAGAGCCGCCAGCCGCTCCATTGCTGCTTGGGCCAGCACCCCCGCCACCACCGCCAGTGTTTGCAGTTCCGGCTGTAGCAGGCGTTGCAGAGCCGTGCCCATACCCGGTTCCTCCACCACCAGAACCACCTGACCCACCGCTGCCAGTACCCGCGTCACCGTCACCGCCGCCACCACCGCCAGCATATGTTACGCCATCAAGCCACGTAGAACCCGCGCCGCCATTTGCACCTTGAGTATTATCACCAGAAGAAACATTAGAGCCAACCGCACTAGCGCCACCACCACCCGCGCCGCCTCGACCTGACCCCGTGGCATTACCCGCGCCGCCATTATTGCCTTGCCCCGCCGTGCCTGTGCCGCCAGCCGAGGCTTGACCGCCACCACCGCCAGAGCCGCCATTAGCGCCAATATATCCTGCGCCGCCGCCGCCGCCGGTAGAGGTGTAAGTGAACCCGCTAGAATTGCTGCCCGCATTTCCTTGATAGTTTGGCGCAGACCCCCCGCCAGAAGCTCCGCCAGCGCCAATCGTAATTGTATATGGGGAGCCAGCTACGACAGATACGCCCGTAAATGAGCGATACCCTCCAGCGCCACCGCCTCCAGTACCCGCAGTGGAGAAAGGCGCAATTGGGCCAGCACCACCACCCGCAACGACCAAAAGATCAATGCTGGTTGGCGTTCCTCCACCAGAAGATGAAAACTGCAAGTTTTTGGCGGCGAACATTACGGTGTGTACCCCTGAACGTAAGTGCCATACCAATTTGTGCCATCAGAGATGAACGTCAAAATGTCCATTTTTCCGGCAGTTGCAGTGATTGTTGGCGCGCCTGCTGTAGGCCATTTTACCCCAGTAAATGTAGCTGTACCATTTCCGGTGCTGGCGGCTTGCTTGAGCAGCAACACGAACGACTTACCCGCAGTGGCAGTCGGCATTGTGAACGTGCAAGCGGTCGAGGCAGTCAAGGTAGCTGTGATGACCGTGCCAGCGGAGATCGCAATGGTCGCCGATGTCGTCACCGTGCCAAGCGCGACCACCGTTTCCGTATAAGCGCTAACAGTAGGATTGGTAATCGTGGGGCTTGAAATTGTAGCGCTAGAAAGAGTAGCGCCGGAGATCGTAGACGAAAATCCGGGCGCGCTAGAGCCATTAGACACAAGCACCTGACCAGATGTGCCCGCTCCGGTAAACGCCACATTTGCCCCGTCGCCATAGCCAACGCCGCCGGCGGTCGGTGTGTTGCTGCCAACTATCGTGACTGGCATTTCTCACTCCTAGAACGTGATCGAACCGCTGCCGGTCCAACGATATATGCGGAAGCCACCAGATACGGTGATGCTTGGAGAACCAGTAGTGGATAAAGCAGGGCTATAAACGTCTGAATAGCGGACGATAACTACGCCAGACCCACCACTGCCTCCGGCATTACCAACGCCGCCTCCTGCCGCGCCGCCGCCGCCGCCAGACCCCGTGTTGGCAGTTGCGCTAGTTCCGGTTCTAGTTGCTGTTCCAGAGCCTCCGTCCCCAGCACCGCCACCACCGCCGGTTCCTCCAGCGCTAGATGATCCACCACCGCCGCCGCCACCGCCAGCGTAAGAAACAGAGGAACCAGAAATAGAGCTTGATATGCTGCCGCCGCCACCCGCGCCAACACCACCCGTTGCAGCAGCGCCATTGCTTGATCGGCCACCACCGCCACCGCCGCCGCCATTATCTGTAGTGCCGCTGCCACCCGTAGTGCCGCCAGCACCGCCATTTGATCCTTCAGCAGGGGAATATCCGCCACTGTTTCCAGTACCACCGGCAGCAGATAAACGACCCGAGCCGCCGCCGCCCGAGCCACCAGTTCCCCCGGTAAGCCCAGTAGGTGCCCCTCTGCCGCCTCCCGTGGAGGTAATAGTGCTAAAAACAGAACCTGAACCGGCAGAACCGCTGCTTCCGCCTGCGCCAACTGTGACTGTGTAAGAAACACCGCCAGCTACGGCAAGACCAGATGCTGTTCTGTAGCCCCCTGCACCACCACCGCCAGCGCCGCCATTATTGTTGTCCCCCTCACCACCGCCTCCACCACCAGCAACAACAAGATATTCTACTGTTGGCGGCGGATTAGAGCTGCCAAATGCACTACCAAGAAGAGCAAGGTGGATGCCGCTCACGAGACATTCCCTGTAATTACGCAGACCGTGCCGGAGATAAACAGAATGGTGCAGATGCCTCTGGTAGCGAGAGAAACGGTCGCCTTGTCAGCATCCGTGCCGCCAATGTAGGCCGTGGTGATCGTACAGGTGATCGTGATGCTGCCAGACGTGTTGTTAAACACGGACACCACGTCACCAGTGGAAAACACCGCATCAGGAATAACGATGCTTCCGCCAGTACTGACGTTGATAAATTCACCCACATCACCTGTGGTCAGCGTATAGCTGCCGGTCTTAGCGGCACCAGACTGAGGGATAGCGCGAAGATTGCCCGCCGCATCAGACACTACACCGACAAAGTTCGCGGCTTGCGTTGTAGTCAACGTCAGCGCAGTGGTCGTGCCATTAGTCTGGAAGACCAGATTGCCAGTCGTATCGCCCGTGCTTTGCAGAGCAGTTGTGCCAGTGGTTCCCGCTGCAATCGTACTCATCAGATCACCACCCAGCGTTGTCCCGAGGAAATCGTCACCGTCGCCCCGCTCGCAACCGTGATGGGGCCAACAGAAATGCCGTTATACGAGGTCGGCATCGTGTAGTTGGACGAGATCGTCGTGTAGTTGAGAATAATCGCGTCATTCGCGACCAGCGGCGAGAAGCCTGTCGGACCTGTGGCACCGGTCGGGCCAGTCGGGCCAATCGGT